AGCGTCGCGCCGGCCGCCGCGGTATCAGTGTGCCAGGCATTGCTCCCGACGTCCCCGTCCACCGCGGCGGCGGCGGTGAAGGCGTCGAGCCCGCTCCCGGCCAGCATCGCGGCGATGAGCGCCGGCGCGCCGTCGACGTCCGGCGCCCGCTCGAGCGCGATGGCGAACGCCTCGTCGCCTGCCACGAACCGGAGGACCGCGACCAGGCCGACCAGCGCTGCGCCGTCGTCGACGTCCGGTTCGATCGGTTGGTCCGGGTCGCGCGCCGTCACGAGGACCGCGTCGGCCGTGAAGGCACTCAATGCCGGCGCCTCCAGCCCGGTCCCCGTCGTCTCATTGTCGCTCGCGGTGGAGGAGACCCCGCCCCACGGGTCCCGGTGCCGCACCCCAAAGGCCAGGGTCGTGGCGGCGGGCAAGCCGTGAATGGTGTGTTGACTCGAGCCCGGCGGGAGGACGGCCACCCGCACGGCGTCGACCAGGTATTCGACCTGGTACTCCGTCTCGCCGAGGGTCGCCGTGACGAGGACCGACCGCCCGGTGGCGGTCGCGAGGACCCCACTCGGCGCCGTGAGGGCCGTGGTCGTGACGTCGTCGACGCTCGACGGCGCGGACCGGATCCGGCCCGGGGCCGTGGCCACCGCCCGGGCGTTGACCTGCGTCCCGGACATGCGGTTCGGGATCGTGATCGTCTCGTTGCCGACGCCCGTCCGGGCGACGACCCAGTCCCCGGCCGCGGGCGCCGCCCCGTACGCGACTTCGACGATGGCCGTCGCCCCGGCCGGGAGGTCGGCGACGGTCACGTCGACGGCATGTTTCGGCGTGGTCGCGTTGAGCGCGATCGTCACCGTCGGGCTCGCGAGGGGTTGCGCCTTGGGCCCGGCGTCGAGGTAGGTGTACGCGAACGCCGCGCGGGCGCCTTCATAGCGGCGCACCCGCTCGAGGATCTGGACGATCCGGAGCCCGTCGCGGGCGCCGGTCGCCGGGTTGGGCCCCTGGAGCTCGTCGTGATTCAGGACGACCAGGTCCCCCGGGACGGGGACATCGGTCGCGATCGGGCCGAGCAGCTCGCCATTCTGCGGCCCGTCGGCGAACCGCTCAAAGAAATCCGCCACCAGCCCCGCGCACACGCCCTCCGCGTCCGCGTCCCGGAACACCGCGTCCGGGAGCGCGATCGTCACCTCCCGGATCCCGAGCGTCGCGAGCGTGTCGGCGTCCCGGGTCCGCTCCCAAGGGACCGTGAGGCCCGTCGCCGGGAGCACGATCCCCCCCATGATCGAGAATCGCGTCCGGGTGGTGAACCGGATCCGGGTAGTCGCTTCCCGCCCCGTATGGCGCCAACTCGGGCCCTCGAGCACGGTCGCCACGTTGAACTCGTACAGGGTGTCCGGGTCCACGTCCTGGGGTGGCCGGAGGCTGCGCGGGGCGATCCGGCCCGCGACGTCGACGAAGGGCACCAACGCCCACGGTTGCGCGAGCTGGCGCTCGACAAACTCGTCCCGGGGCCGCGGGCCGCCGATCCGCCACCAGGGCGCGGGATAGGTCCCGTCGGCGAGTGTGGCGAACGCGGCCGCATCGTATGCCTGGACGGGCCCGCCGTGGAGGCCCTGACAGATCTCTTCCCAGAGCGCCGGCGCCGCGAGGCCGGTCGTGAACCCGCCAACGAGGTACGGCGTCGCCTCGGTCGTCGGGATCCCACCCGGCCAGTAGAGCTTGCCCGTGACCTGGTCGCCCGTGCGGAGCCCGTGCGCCGGCCAGATCACGAGGACCGCCATCCAATACGCCGGGCTGCTCGCAAGGGGGAGCCCGATCCGATCCCCGGCCAGGATCGTCGTCCCCGTGGGGTCGAACGACCCGACGGGCCGATCGACGCCGCCGGTCCGGAACCGGAGCTCCACAAACGACCCGCCGGCCTCCGTGAATTCCTCCGCGAGGTCGTTCCGGAGCACCTCGACCATGGTCGCGGAGACGTAGATCTGGGCCGCGGGGGAGGCGTATCCGAGGGGCGCGCGCGCCCAGAGGAGCACCCGCGAGCTCGTAATCACTTCCACGTCATAGGTGCGTTCGCCGGCGGCTGGCCGTTCCATCCACGCGACGGTGGGCCCGGGGGGGTCGAATTGCCAGGCGGTCGACCGCTCAAAGAGGAGCGTCTGCCGCTCGATCCATCGCTCGTCGCTGGCCTCGAGGCGATAGCGGCCCTCAGTCCCGCCCTCGATCGCGGAGAGCCGGCGGAAGTCGACGGTCGCGAACGCGCCCCCATCGGTCGCGAGCCGCAGCTCGAGGATCCGGCCGAGCATCGCCATCCGGCCGTCCACGTCGAGGACGGCCGTGAACGCCCCGTCCACGTCGAGGACCTCGATCCAGTACGGCGTGCTTTCCGTCCGGCCTTCGGTCGGCCGCACCGCCTGGCCGCCGAAGGACGGGATCGCGGCGAGGCGATCGTGCGCGAGCGTGAACTCGACGGTCCCGTCGTCGGGCGCCGTGGTCTCGCGCTCGTGGATCCGGAGCTGCAGGGTGCGGACGGCGCGGGTCACTGCCATGGAGCGCCCGGGATCCGCGCCACGAGGCGCGCGAAATCGTGTCCCGTCCCCCGCTGGGCGATCAGTCCCCCGAACCCGATGTCCGCACCGCCCCCCGCCCCCACCGACCCGAGGTGGAGCACGTCGTCGGACCACGCGGGGGCCAAGGGGACCACCGCCCCGGGGCCGCTATCGCTGACCACCGCGCCGCCGTTCTTCCGGCCATGCAGCAGCACGGATCCGTCGGCAAAGAGCTCGAGCATGAGCTCGATCAGGTCGCCCGGGGTCGGGGCGAGGGCGATCGTGGAGTTGCTTTCGCCGAGCGCCGTCGCATGACTCGCGAGGTACGTGCTCGCGCCGCTCGCCTTGGCGATCAGGAGCGACGGGCTCGATCCCGCGGCGGCGCCGAGCTGGAACACGCGCGGACTCGTCCCACCCACCCACGGCGGGGCGCCGCGTTCCACGAAGCGGACGGCGTACGTCGCCGCCAGCGGGCCGTGTGGATACGGGACCGTCCACTGATCCCCGTTCCGCGTGCCGAGGGTCGGTCCCTGCCAACTCGATGGGTAGGTTGCGTCCCAGGCATTCGCGCCCGCCAGGTAGAACGTCCCGACATCGCTCCCCGTCGGACCGGAGAGGGCAAACAACTGATTCGTGTTCGCCGCGATAACGCCCGAGGCGCTGAACCGGATGACCCACCACAGCCGACCCGTGCTATCGTAGAGGGCGACGGGCGTGAAGATCGTGCCCGCACCGGCAGACGTCGCGAGCGTCGGAGCCGTCGTACCGCCGTTGAACGTCACCGTGACTTGATGGCGGGTGACCGCGGCCATGGCATCGTACGCTTGGCACCGGATCGTCCCCAGCGTCCCCGCCGAGACGATCACGGCGTAGGCCTTCGTCCCGTTCCCCGTGAACGCGCAGACCGTGTATCGCCCTTCGTCGCCGGCCGCGTCGTTGTCCTCGAGCAGAATGGCCGCGGCCCCGCCAAAGGGATCGGTAATGCCGGGCGTCACACCTGGTGTACCCGCGTCCGACCAACTGTTCGGCGCCTGCGGGTTCGCGGCGACCTGGTCGCGGGCCAGCTCACAGAGCGCAAACGGGCGGAGCACGCCATTGACCTCGAGCCACGTGACCCGGCGGAGCCCGGCGGCGATCGACTCGATCCGCCGCGCGGCCGAGATCCGCGTCCCCGCCGTCGCCCGCGTGAACGTCGCGCCGGTCATCGGGCCCGCCGGCCCCAGCTCGATGAGCAGCCCGGAGGCGAGCGGCGCCAGGGAACCGCCGTCGACGCGCCGGAGCGTGACCGGCACTTCCCACTCGCCGTACGCGGCCCGCGCGCCATCCATGGCGACCTGGACGACGGCGCCGGCGTCCATGAGGACGACCGGGTACGCCTCGGCGGGGACCGCCAGGTCTGGGTAATAGGTGAGCGTGCGGCCGCGGGCCCCCTCCCGCAGCAGGGCGCGCAGCGCGGCGGGGTCGCCGTGGAACCGGATCCGGCCCTGGAGCTCCTCGGCGCCGCCCGTGAACTGCTCGACGTGGATCGTCGTCTGATCGAGCGCCACCGACCGGAACAGCGTCTCGACGTCGCCGTACGCGCCACCGGGGATCCAGAGCCGGCACGGGAGCACGTGCACGACCTCGTGGCCGTCCGCGTCGGTGAGCGCGAAGCCGGAGCGATGGGTGAGGATCACGCGAACCGCACCCCGCGCTCGCGGCCGTCCGCGACCAGGTGCCCGAACGCGCGCCGCCACCAGCTGTCGAGCGCGAGCTCGCGCGGATCCATCGCCCGCGGGTAGGGGGGGAGCGAGGCCAGGTCGAGCCGGAGGCCCCCACCGCTCGGCACGATCGCGCCGCTCGCCTGCGGCACGAACAGCTCCGGGCCGCGCTCGCCCACCACGTACGCGCGGCCGCCTTGGACGGGCCCGCCGTGCTGGCGACCCGCCACGGCGCCCGTGACCCCCGTCAGGACACTGCCCAGCCCGGGCAGGAAGAACGCGACGGCGCGCGTAATGAGGGCTTGGACGAGGATCCGCTTGAGCTGGGCGATCACGCTGTTGGCGAACGCGCTGAACGAGAGCTTCCCGCTCGTGGCCGCCTGCTCCATGGCGCTCGCGATCGCCCCCCCGAACGTCTCCCCGGCCGTCGCCGTCTTGTCGAGCTCGCCCCGGGCGTGCACGATCGCGCGGACGTACGTCTCCCCGGTGATGGCGCCGGCCTCAAAGAGCGTGTTGAGCTCGGTCTGCCGCCCGGCGTACTTCTCGCTCGCCGTCTGAAATTCCGTCGTCACCGCCGCGGCCTGCTTGGCGAGCTCGTCGGTCGCCTCGGCGTCGGCCTTGAGGAGGGCAATGTCCCGCTGCAGGGCAAGCGCGTGCTCGATCGTCGCCTCGCTCGCCCCGAGCTTGGCGAGCTGGTAGCGCGTGGCGGCCTCAGCCCCCTGGCCGGTGGTCGCGCGCTCCTCCTCGAGCTTCCCGACGAACGCGGCGACATCCTCCGCCGCCTTGGCGGTGGCGTCCTTGACTTTCTTCCGGGCCTCGACGGCGGGGGCCGCGAGCTGCGCGCCGATCGCCGGCGCTCGGGATTCGACGTTCTTGCCGAGCTCCGTCCAGATCATCTCGACGTCGCTCACGGTCCGGCGGAACGTGGCCGTCGCGTCGGTCGGGATCTGCTTGAGCGCCTGGAACGCCGCGGCGAACCGGCCCTCGATCGCGAGGCTGATCGCGCCGGCCACGCCCCCCAGGGTCTCGCCGACGGCCGTCAGGACGCCGCGGAGGATCGCCCCCGTCGAGAGCAGGCCCCGGAGCCCGGTCTCGGCCGCCTTGATCGCCCCTTCGAAGCCACCCGTCTTCCCGGACGCGTCGACAAAGCGGTTCGAGAGGTCCAGCAGGATGGGCAGCACGCGCTGCGCGACCAGGTTGACGGCCCCGGTGAAGACGCCCTTGAGCCGGGTCAGGTTGTCGCGGAACTGCTCCGCGGCCGCGGCCGTGTCGTCGTCGATCACGAGCCCCAGCCGCGCCGCCTCGTCGGTCATCGCCGCGAGCCCGGCGCGGCCCTGGTTGAGCATCGGGATGAGCTTCGTCCCGGCCCGGCCGAAGATCTCCTGGGCGAGGGCCGTCTTCCGGGTGCCGTCCTCCATGCTGGCGAACCGGTCGGCCATGTCGCCGAGTAGCTCACGCTGCGGCCGGAGCTTCCCCTCGCTGTCGGTGACGGCGACGCCCAAGGTCTCGAACGCCGCTTTCTGGGTACTGAGGCCGGCCGCCGCATCGCTCGACGCCCGCGCCATCTTGGCGAGGCCCTTCTCGAGCTCCTCGTTGGAGACGCCCGACAGGTCCGCCGCGTGCCGGAGCCCGGTCAGGGTCTCGACCGTGGTCCCGATCGCCTGCGCCGTCTTGCGGGCGTTGTCCGCCGTCTCGATCGAGCGCGCGACCAGGGCGCCGAACGCCGTGACGCCGGCGATGCCGGCCGTCGCCAGCGCCGTCCCGACCTGGGCGGCCCGGGCGCCGATCCGCTTGATCGCCGCCTCGGACCGCCCCGACGCCTGCTGCAGCCCGGCGTCGTCCCCGATGATCTTGACGATCAGCTCTTTAATGGTCGAGCGGCCGGCCATGGCTAATGCTCCTGCTGCTGTAGGGCCTCGCGTACCGCGTCGGGGAGCGTGCCCCCCGTCGCGAGCGTGAACATCGCCATCACGCGCAGACTATCGGCCGGCGTGCCAGCCGCGTGCTGTCCGAGGAGCTCGATCCGGCGCGGCAGCGCGAAGAAATCGGCCGGCTCGAACCGCCCACCGGTGACCTTCCGCATCCGGAGCGCCGGGAGGAGCTGCTCGAGGAGGACGCCCGCCGTCCACTGGATCACCTCCCGGTCCCGGGCCGCGCGCGTCGCGGCCGCCTCCTGGTACGTCTGCACCCAGGCCGCCGTCGCCCGGGGGGTCAGCTCCCAGTACAGCGCGTCGGGGATCCCTACGACCCCGACGCAGTAGCTCCACTCGTCCCAATCGGCCCGCTCGGGGTCGACGGGGCCGGCGGAGGGTCCGTCGGGCCCGCCCCTCCGGCGGCGGGCGGCGGCGGCGTGAGGATCCGGAGGAGGCAGCTCGTGCAGTACTGCAGGACGGCGGTGACCAGGTCGCCCGCCACGAGCGGCGTACAGACCTCCTCCACGACCTCGAGCCGCAGCTGCGGCTGGTGGGTCGTCGCCAGCACCCAGAGCAGGAGCGGGAACGTCTCGTCGTCGACGTAGGCCCACTCCTGGGCGCCGCGGAGCTCGACCCCGCGCGGCCGCGCCCCGGGGAGCGGCCGGCCGGCCTCGTCGCACGGCCCGATCGGGCCGATCCCGCGCTCCCGGGTGATCTGCCGGAACCGCGAAAAGGCGGCGTTGCTGGCGAGCAGCACGCACTGCCCCACGGGCGCGGGGAGCGTGATCGCGAGCGTCTCGCCGAGGGCCGCCTCGCGCGCGATCAGGCCCATACCGGCACGCCCGTGATCTTGAACTCCCCTGCGAGCGGGATCTTCCCGTCCACCGGGAATGCGCCGATCGCGAGGTTCGCGATCGACGCCGCGATCGTGCAGGTCTGGTCGCCGGCGATCTGCGGCCAGGCGAGCTGATAGTTGCGGATCCCGCCCGCCTGGAACCGGCCCAGGAGCCCGGCCACCGTGTCGGCGTGGGTCGTCTCGGCCGGGTCCCAGTGCCCTTCGAACGGCACGGTCCCGTAGTCCTTGGTCGTCTCGACGTGCTCCTCGGCGTGCTCGGCCGAGTCGTGGTCGACGACGGACTCCGTGTTCTGGGTGAAGCTGAGCGGCCCGATGCTCCGGAGCTGCGCGATCTTCGTGAATGCCTCGGTGGCGCCGCCATCGCCCATCCGGAGCTCGGTCTCTTTGCCTGGGTAACGCATGGGCCCTGCCCTCCTGGCTCGCGGTTAGTCCTGACTCGGGTCGGCGACCTGCCGGTGGAACGTCGCCCGGAACTGCACGCCCGCGGCCGCGTACGCCTCCGCGAGGTCCTCGCCCTGCCATTGCGTGTCGCCCTCGACGACGTCCGTCACGAGCCCGCCGAGCGTGGGATCCGCGAGGATCCGGGACACGGCCCACCAGTACAGCTCCTCGACCAGCGCGTCCGGCGTGGCATCCGCCGTGAGCTGCTTCGCGCGGCACTCGACGACGAACGTGCACTCGTCCTCCCGGCGCTCGAGCTCGCTGTCACCCTCCGTGCTGCGGACCGGGTAGACGACGAGCGCCGACAACTTCTCCCGATCGATCGGCCGGAACCGGAACCGGTGCACGGCCGTGAGATGGGTCGGCCGGTCCGCATCGGCGGCCTCGAGCAGGGCGACCACCGCTGCGAGGATCTGGCTCCGGATCGTCTCGGGCGTCACGCCGGCGCGCCCGAGAGGTGAAGATCGGTGAAGCCGGAGCCGGGATCGTCCTGGCGGTCCCGGACGATGAAGGTCCCGGACCAGTGCACCGTCCCGTCGGCCGTCAGCCGCTCGGCCGTGAGCGTCTCGTCGATCGCCGCGTCCGGCAGGAGCTCGCCCACCACGCGCACGTAGAGCGGCGTGTCGCGGATCCCGGGCTCGACGAACACGAGCTCCGGCCGGCCGTGGAGGCGGCCCCACGAGACCGTCGTCCCGTGGGTCACGCGCACCCCCCGGGCATCGTCGCGGAGCATGGCCTCGAGCTCCGCGGCCGCGATCACCCGCCCGTCGTCCGTCACGACCTCTTCCGGCCCTTCCCCTTCCGCGCGCCCTTCGTGGCCGGCGCCTTGGCGGCCGCCGTGCCAGCGCCCTTCGCGTCCGCGGCCGCGGGCACGCCGGCCGGCGCCGCCCCACCCGCGCCGAGCGCTTTCGCGTCCGTCTGCGCCGGCGCGGCGCGGCCCTGCTGCATGAACGCGCGCGCGTCGCCGAGCGGCACCTCGACCACGCTGTTGCCGTAGTCGGGGCCGTAGTTCTTGCCCTTGTAGCACACGTTCTTCGTGAAGCGGATGACCGTCAGTTGCTGAGGCATCGGGGGTCTCCTGGGGTCAGGGACACGGAGGGCCGCCAGGCCGGCGACCAGGTCTGCAGGGAGCCGTTCGAGGATGCGCGCGGCGACGGTGGGCCCATAGCCCGCGTCGTACGGGTGCATCCCTTCGGGCGTCTTGACGTCGACGGCGCACGCGTCGAGCTGGCGCACGCGGAGGAGCTCCGGCGGTGCCACCGCGGCCGCGCGCTTCATGCTCATGTGATCCATGCCCGCGTGCCGGTGATCCTGCCAGAGCTCCCAGGGCGGATCGACCCGGTCGAGCAGCTCGGCGCGGTACAGCCGGCCGGGCCCGGCGGGCTCCCCGCGGCGCGCGCCGAGGTAGCCACTCCAATAGCGGACCTGGCTGGTGCCCAGGTGCATGAAGTAGAGATCCCCGAGCCCGACGTACGGCACGCCCGCCGCACACCGCGCGAGGAGCGCCCGACACGTCCGTTCACAGAGGAAATCATCCGAGCCCATGACGAGCACGGCGTCGGCGCCGGCGTCCCGGGCGGCGACCAGGGCCGCGTTGAACTTCCGGCCGAGCGGCTCGTTGGGGACGCGGACCGTCTGCCCGTCGTACTGGGCGGCGAGCTCCTCGTGCCGGTCCTGGGATACCGCGGTGAGGGCGAGGACCTCGTGCGGGGCCCACCAGGCGCGGAGATGCTGCGTCCACCGCCAGTACAGTTCGGTGAGCGCGAAGCGCCGCCAGGCGGCCGTGATGACGGCGATTCTCACGCGAGCACCGCCGGCCGGTGCACCGTCCAGCCGCGCGTGCGGCCCTGAGCCGCGAGCAGCGCGTCGCGATTGGCGAACTTCCCGGCCGACTCCTCGGCCCAGATCGTGTACCCGGGCTGATCCGGATCCGGCTCGAGCGGCGCCGTCCGATCGAGGAGGTACGTGAGCCAGTCCGCCGGGTGCGCGACGAGCCAGATCGGGACGCCCACCCGCTGCGCCCAGACCGCGAGCCCCGGCTCCTCGGTGTTCCGGCCCGGGACGTGAGTGGGGACGCCGAGCCGCGTGTCGAACGCGAGCCCGCAGCCGCCCGGATAGTTGACCCAGCGGCCACGCGCGACGTCGTCCAGCGTCTTGGCCGCGAAGTCCGCGTGCAGAAACGAGCGCGCGCGCGGCCGCAGGATCCGGCCGTGCGTCGTCACGAGCGCCTGGCCGGCCCAATGGTCGACCCAGGCCGCCATGACGTCGGCGTAGTCCGGCGGGTAGGCGAGGTCGTCGTCGCATCCGAGGTAGAGGCCGTCCCAGGTGTTCGCCCATTGCAGTTTCGTCGCGCTCCCGCTCGGGTTGTCCGGATCGAGCACCCACGCGTCGGCGAGCGCCTTGACCTCCGGCGGGACCGCCGTCATCCGATTGCAACTCACGACCAACCGGTCGACCTGCGGCCGCAAGGACCGCAAGGTCCGACCGATCGGCCGTCCCGGGATCGTGGCGACCGCGGCACACCGCGGCCGCCGGGTGGTCCCGGTCACGCCCCCCGCTTAGGCGAGCGTGAGCCCGGTCGCCTTCGCGAAGGCTTCGGCGTGCCTAAACTGCACGTCGGCCATTTGGAAGGACGACACCTCGATGATGCCCTGCTTCTTCCCGGAGAACGGGTCGACGATCAGCTCGAGCATCCCCCACTCGCCGACCAGCATTTCCCCCCAGGCCCCGAAGACGAGCCCGTGTTCGGACGGCGTCGGGGTCGGGGTCGCGCCCAAGTCCGTCCGGACCTGGGTCGAGGCCGCCGCCTTGTAGCCGTTCATCTCCCCGTCCCGCACGCCGCCCGTCCAGATCGGCGCCCCGGAGACGTCGGGGAACGTCTCGGTCTGCTTCGCCACGCCCCGGATGCCCGGAGTCGTGAGGTACGCCATGCCGTCGACGTCCGCGTCCGCGTCGGCGATCGCCGTTTCCATCTCGATCACCTTCGCGTACGAGATCGCGCCGGCGAACGCCACCGCGTTGACCCCGGAGGCGACGTACACGCCCTCCGGCTGGTTGTCGCCGCTGCCGGAGCCGTGGATCCCGGCCCGGTCGATGCCGCGCGCGTGGATCGCGACGAGATCCGCCTCGACCAGCGCGTCGACCGAGAGGGCCGCCTGCCGGAGGAGCTGGCGCGTGTAATAGGTCGACGCCATGAGCGTCTTCGGGCTCAGGGTCACCAGCACGAGCGCCAGCTCGGTGATGGCCTGGTCGCTGCCCGGGTTCTCCGCGAGCCACTCGGCCGTCGCGGCCGCCGTCTGCTTCACGAACGACGCGTTCCCCACGAGCCCCGGGAGGTAGGTCGCGCCGAGCTGCAGGACCATGGCACGCGCCCGCAGGAGCTCGATGAACCCGCGGAACTCGCTGTACACCGCCTCGGCGCCCTTCGTGCTGGTCCCCGTGTCGAGGCCATCCCGGGTCTGGATCGCGTCCCGGAACTGGCGCGCGCTCGCCAGCAGCGG